CGCAGTAAAATTCCTACTGAACAGTTTACGGGCATGTTAGTCAACGCTGTAGCCAGCAACGCTAAAAGTAACGAGGATGTTCTGGCAAACATTCGTACCGTACTTGGACAGTCGAGCTTTGCAAAAGAAGCGGGTTTTGATCCAACTCCGGTGCCGGGACCGACGCAGCCAATCGTTAGACCAGAAGCGGGAAAAGTTTTGCGGGTGTCGCCCGGCATGTACATGAACGATCAGGGCAAAGTTAGTCCGGCGCTGACAATGCGAGAAGCCCTAGAACTAAATTACGGTAAGGAGAAATAGTATGGCAATGGATAACCGATCACGAAGGATGGAAAACCAAGCCAGTCGGCTCGCTTCTGCGTTGGGTAGGATGCCTGGGACGCCGGGGCGCAGACCTAGTATTCCTTTAGGCATGGAAAATGGAACAGGTATTGTCAATCCAGACTTGATTGCAAATTTTCCATCACAGACACCGATGCGCCCTGATGGTGCACAACAGTACGGGATCAATCCTAATTCCCAATCAATGAATGATGCTTTGAGAGGTATGACTAGAGGCACAAATAACATGGAGCGGATGCCACGCATGATTGTGGATGATATGAAGGCACAGCCAATGCCGGGTGACGGCACAGCGCGTATTCAGCCTTACCCTGATCCTCAAAAGCCAGCAATAGGAAGGGATGTTCGCAATCTGCAACGTGACATGCAGCAGATGCCACGCGAGCGTTTGAGCCCTGGGGTTTATCGTGGCGCTGACGGTTCGCTGGTCAACCAGCAGGGGCAAATGTTGCCTAACCAGCCACGGCGCGATCAGCAGCAGCCGCTAGTGCAAAACTTGCAGCCTTCGCCTTTTGCGCGTGATCAGTTTCCGCAATATGGAAACATGCAGTATTACCAGCCACCGCCTCAAGACGTTTACATTGGTCGTGGCATGAGTATGCCAATACCGCAGCGTCCAGTGCCAATGCCAGTAGGTATGATGGAAGGTTATGGCAATATGCCAGCTTACGGTGCAGGAATGACGCCACAACAGATGCAGCAAATGGAACAAAACTTACAAGGAGTAGCGCAAGGTATGCAGCAAGGCGCATCGCAATTTCCTTGGCGCTTTCCCTTAAAATAAATTTCGATGCCGTACCAAGGTGTAACAATGCCTCCACCGTCTTTAGGGCTTGATTTAGTCAGCCCTATTGATGGCATGGAACCAGCAGCAGCACTTGAGTTAGTGAATATCTTTCCAGGCGCAGGGGCTCCCACCGTTCGCCTTGGTTATGAGAATTTCGCCGACTTGGGTACGGCATCACCTATTTTATTTATGCACGAATATCCGTTGAAAGACGGAACCGCGCAGTTGATAGCAGCACAAAACACAGCTTTGTTTTCCGTTAGCGATACAGGAACGGTTACAAACATAAGCAAAGTTGGCGGATACCTGTCTGGGTATTGGAACAAGGAGCTGTTTGCAGGGAACATTTATCTTGCAAACAATGGAGGCGATGCGCCGCAAGTTTACCAAGGAACCGGATTAGCGGCTAACGTAAGTGTTGGCGGTAGCGGCTATACACTGACGGATCTGATCAACGTCGCGTCGTACCGCGAAAGGTTATATTTTGTAGAACGAAACAGTTTCAAAGTTTGGTATCACGTGACTGCTGGCGCTACCCTAACTTCTGGTGGCGCTGTCCTTAAAAGTTATGACTTTCAATACATATTCCGTCGTGGCGGCTATCTTCTTTTTACTGGTAGCTTTACGAATCAAAAAAATGTGACAAGCCAAGATTTGTTCATGGCTGTGTCGTCGGAAGGCGAGGTGGTTTTCTACGCAGGAGCTTCGCCTGATGATACCGCTTGGGAATTAGTAGCACATTTTATTATTGGCAAGCCGCTTGGTCCTCGCGCATACATTCGTGTAAACCAAGACGTATTAATCATTACGCAGCAGGGAATAGTGCCTGTTTCTGTGTTGTTTAGCCAAAGCCCACAGGAGGCTTCCGACACAATCAGCCGTCCGATCAATCCATTAATAAGCCAGTACGCAACACAAGTTTCCCTGAGTGAGCGGTGGAACGGATTTTTTTGGGCTGCGGGTCGTCGCGTTTACGTAATGTTGCCCGACAGCGGCACCACTGCGACCTTGCTAGTTTGGTCATTAGACACAAAGGCATGGTCACAGTTTGCATTGTTTATTGGTGCTCACTGTTGCTCTAGCTGCAAGTTTTTAGACCTTCCCTTTTATGGCTCTGCAACGGGTATTATTTACCAAGGGGAAAGCGGCTATTCAGATGCTAGTGTTAGTGGAACAGGAGAATCCATAGAATTTTCTGCGCGTATGGCGTTTTCATTCTATGGTAGTAGAGGAAACTACAAAGCGTTTAAGGACATTCGACCGCTAATGCGTGGCAAGCGGGGTTTGGCGCTTAACCTTGGTTTAGACACAGACTTTAAGCGAGCAACTACAGTAACGACAGTAACTACTGCTGCTGGACCATTTACGCCATGGGGATCGCCATGGGGCAGCCTTTGGTCTACTGACGTTGAATACGTGTTTGACCGTTTTGCGGTTAAAGGACAAGGACACTGTGCCGCAATTCGTTTTGGCGGCAGCATTAAAAATACTCCGTTACAACTTTTTGGGTTTGAAATACGATACGATTTAGGTGGGCAGGTCTAGTATGGCAACACGAGGCGCTTTAGCAAAAGATCCACAACAGTATACGCGAGTATCGCCTGGAATTTACCGTGACTCGTCAGGCAAACTTATACAGCGTTTGCCAGGTCAAACGGGTAACAACCAGCGCAACAAGCGTCGTCGTGACAGAACACCGGGCATACCGGGTGCTCCCGCTGGCAGCGATGAGGCAAAGTTTCGCAATTTGCCAAGTGAAAAGCAGGTAAATGAACTTCGTTCAGACGTTGGAGCTTTTACCAACCAAATGTTTGCAAATGCAATGGGATTTAATCCTAACCAGCCATTTGTAGGTTACGAGCAGCCTTTCAGCCAGGAGATGCAACGCGCTCGTGATTCAGTCATGGGCGAGTTTGAGCGCACGATGGCACCGGAATTTCAGCGCCAAGACATGCAGTTTCAGCAGCGCATGATGGAACAGGGAATTGATCCCAATAGCGAAAATTACCAGGCACAGTTTAGAGCATTGAAAGAGGCTCAAGGTGGCGCTCGACAAGCTGCGATGAGTAATGCGTTCCAGCTTGGCGCAGGGTATCAGCAGCAGGGCTTTGAGCAAGGACGCGCAGCAGCAATGCTTCCGTTTCAGCAGTACAGCGCAACAGAAAACCTATGGGCGCTTCCGTATCGCACTGAAGCAGAGGCAAGGCAAGCAGAGCTTAATCGTCAGGCACAAATTACAGCAGCGCGTATGGGTGGCGGATCAAACGTCACAGCGGCGCAGATACAGGCAAACGCAGCGCGTGATGTTGCAGCTATGGAATTAGCGCAGGGCTATAACCAGCCAAGGCAACCTAATCCTTGGAACGCTGCCATTGGCGGTTTTGCTCAAGGTGTTGGCGCGGGTGTGTCGAATTATTATTTGAGATAATTATGGCTGACAGTTTAGCACAAGCACTTCTTGCGTTGCCAATTAGACCTATCGAAACGCCATACGGCGCTGCGGCAAACGTCATTTCTACAAACATTCCAAACATGATTGACCCTTATGGCAATCCTTGGGGAAACCTAGCGATTGGTTTGGGTTCTGTTTTGTCAACAGCACTTCTTGGCTATCAGGCTAGGCAACAGGCGCTTGAAGAAAATGCTACGTTAGGTCCGTTGATAACTGCTGGCTTAAAAGCACAGACAGCAGACGAACTTGATGCGCTAATTGCACAGCCAGGAAACGAACGGCTTGGACAAGTTGGCACACAACTTAAACTGCGATTGCTTGAAAACCAGTTATTGGAAAAGCAAAACGAAGAGAAACTAAAGCAGCAGCTTTTGCTAGAGCGTGTGCGATCTGGCTACATCCCGCCAGGTTATGAGGGCATGTTAGGCGCAGGTCAAACTCCTGAACAACAGCTAAAACAGCAAATACAAGGTGAGTTGTTAAGAGAGGTTGTGCGCCAGGGCAGAACTCCTCCGGGTTATGAAGATGTTTTGGGAACGGCTCCATCTTACTTTGCTGGACCTCCAGACGCAGAACGCAAAGCAAGCATGTTTCCTGGCATTGAAAAGACCTATAACGAGCGCCGTAACGAGTACATTCAGCAAGGCATTTCAATGGGTCTTACGCCAAATAAGGCTTCGGAAGAAGCTGATAAGCGTTTGACTCAAGAGAGAGCGGCTAACGCTTCTGCGTTTAAGAAAATTGAGCAATCAAGAGAAACTTCTTCAACGTACGAAAGGCTATCTGCTACGGCTGCGGAAGCTATGACGGGAGCCGGGGAAACGGGTGGGCTTCTTCCTGGCGCTAGGGTAGCAGGTGCATATCTTGCTTCAGCGTTTGGCAGCAAGACACAAGCCGAAAAAATGGCAGCAACGAAAATGCTAGACAGTATTCGTCCTGACATTGTGAAGGCTGGACGATCTCCGGGCAGCGTCAGTGAATACGAAAACAAAATGCTTATTGGTGCAGGACCATCAAGCAGCAACACGCCGGAAGAAAACGCACGACTAATAAAAGGACTGGCATTACGTGCTGAATTAGAGCGTGATTATGCCGACTTCCTTGAGCAGTATGTGCAAGACAAGGGTGACGCGGTTGGCGCTGACAAGTTATGGAACGCTTACAAACAAGCGGAGGTTTTTGTTGGCGGAACATACAATCCTGATCGAACTAACTGGCAGGATTATTTTGCTGGCACCACACAATCGCGAACAAGCACAGAAACTGTGCCAAAAACGATAACGACACCATCTCCATACACTCGTGAAGAATTGTTAGCTGAACTAGCTCGTAGAAAACAAAGCACAAGCAAGTAAGTTATGGCTGATCTCTCCGCACTTACCGATGAACAACTATATGCAGCTTTAGCTGCTACGCCTGAACCTGCGCCAACACCAGACAATTTCACTAGCACTTCTTTGTTGGATTATTTACCTGGGTTTACTACAAGCACCGGCTCTCCGTCTTTTGCTGGTGCTAAAATTGGTTACGTGCCAACAGAAGTAACCATGCAAGAACTAAAACCAGTCGTTTCGGAGGCGGCTGGTCTTGGTGGAAGTCTTATCGGCGCAGAAATTGGCGCAGGGTATGGAACTTCTGTCGCGCCTTTTCTTGGTCCTCTTGCCCCTGCTGCTCCGTTCATTGGTGCAGGTTTAGGTGGTGCTTTAGGATATTTAGTGCCCAAAGCTGGCACAGAAATTGCAATAGACGCCGCAACGGGACAGCCGGTTGAAGTTGGTGCTGCATTAAGTGAAGCGTTGCCGATTGCCGCTTTGACGGGAGGATTGGAAACTGGCACTCGTGTAGGAATGGCAGCATTGCCTCCGGCATTTCGAGGGATAGGCAAGGGACTTGAGCTTTTGAGGGCTTTAGGTGGCAACAAACAGGCACTTGAAAGATTAGCAGCGGAAGAAATTGCACGAGCAGCAGGACCGAGCGGAGTTTCTGCAATAGAGACTGCACAAATGATGCCACAGCTTTTGACTGGCACTGGTGGAGCAAGGCTTACCGCTGCCGAGATAGCACAAACACCAAATTTAGCTGCACTACAGCAAAAACAGCGGTTGCTAGAAGCGGGTCGGAATTACCTAGAGCCAACTTTGCAGACTCGTGAATCAGAACTGTTGACTGCACTGAATAAGTTTGGACTTGCGCCTCAACAGGGTGAAATGGCGCTTGTTATGCGAGAAGCAGCGCAAAAACAAGCGGAACAAAAGAGCGCAAAAGAAGCGGATCTATTGGCGCAGATCGTGCCCGGTGAAGTGCGTAACGTAACAAAGATGGAACGTGGCGCGGAATTTAGAACACAAATGCAAAGTTTAGAAGATGCCAGCAATAAAAAGGTTAGGGAGGCTTGGGAATCCGTTCCAAGTAAGACAAAAATTGATGCGGCTATACAGCTTGAGGAAACGGTAAAATTATACAATTCGTTTGGCAATCTTTCTAAACAAGCTCTAGGTGCAGAAGCAACACGAGTCATAAAACGTGTGCAAACTTTAGTAGAAAACAAAGTTAAGAAAACAGGCGCAACAAAACCAATTAGCGTTTCAGACTGGCAGGATCTTCGCTCTGCTGCGGGTCGTGCTATGACAGATGCAGATGGCATGAATGAGCCAACAGTACGCTTAATGAGTTTTGTCCGTGAACAATTAGACAATGTAGGCGAAACAACTGCTATTTCCTTAAAAGAATTTAAGGCGCTTTCAAAGTATCGTGAAGCAATTAGTGAGACGCGACGGCATAAAGAAATGTTTACCAGAGGGGTTCTCGGAGACGTTTTAGCAACACGCAGGTTCCAGCCAAAACTTAAAGAAAGCCAACTTGTAGACAAAATTTTGCAGTCACCTGAAAACATAGTGGAGCTTACTAAAAAAATTGGCGCGGATAGCGCGGAAATGATTGGGCTTCGCGGTGAAATGGTGAATCGACTGGAAACTGCTGCTAATCCAACAGAGTTTTTAACCAAGCATAAAGACACATTTATAAAGTTATTTGATCAAGACTTTGGGAAACTTGCTCAATACGCTGACAGTCGTGCTCAGGGCGCACCGTTAAGCGAGTTTGTAAATGTTACTGACACAATGATCCCATCACGGATCTTTAATGACGCAGAACAAACCAAGCGTTTTGTAACTTCATTTAAGAACACTCCCGCAGTAGATTTTGCGAAAGCACGATTTATAAACGAGCGAATTGTAAAAGGTGATGCTGTTGGCAATCTTGCAAAGAACAAACAAATTGCTCGTAACTTGTTTGGTGAACAATACGGAGAGTTGGAAAGTGTTGTAGGAGATTTACAACTTTCTCGCACACCGCAACAACTAGAAAACTTAGCAAGTCGCGGTCAGAGCATTACAGCACAGCGACTCACAACTTTAGGGCAGCTTACAGAGTTTAGGAACATTGCAAAGGCAGCACAAAGCAATGGAACGTCAGTTGGGGCAATTATCGGAGCTGTTACAGGCGGTGGTGAAGGTGGCGTAGGTGGTGCTTTGCTTGGCTATTGGATGCGTCACGTTGCTGGCATGAGTTTGGAACAATATGAAACCTTGATGGCAAAAATGCTGGCAGATCCCAGTATGATAAAGTTTGCGTCAGAACAGCCAAACAAGCAAAACATAGAAAAATTTCTAGGTAATGCAGTACGATCTGGCTATTTTGCGGCACGATTAGACGATGTTAATGCGCCTGACAGTTTGCAGCCTCAAAGCACAACGCCAGTAGGCAAGTCGCTATCGCAAGCGTTGCCAGTAAACACTTCGCGGTTAGAATCAATGAGCGATGCTGAAATCGAAGCGTTACTAAACCCAACGTCAACAACCGCAGCAAAAAATGATGTGCAAGCATTGGTCACAGGTCGCAGCAAACTTGTGCAAGCGGTAGTTGCTCAAGAAAGCGGAGGCAACGCAAAAGCTAAAAGCCCTGCTGGGGCTGTGGGGTTGATGCAACTTATGCCAGCAACAGCCAAAGCATACGGCGTCACAGACCGCACAGATCCACAACAGAGCTTGGATGCTGGTGAGAAATATCTTAGGGATCTTTACAAACAGTTTGACGATGTAGAGCTTACGCTAGCTGCTTATAATTGGGGACCGGGCAACGTGCGTAAAGCTCTTAAAAAGATCAAGGCAAAGGGTCAAGCAGAAACGTGGGACAACGTGTTGCGATTCGCAAGCGTTCCAAATGAGACAAGCAACTATGTTGCTAAGGTGTTGAGCAACTATCAAAAATTAGAGGGTTAACATGGGCTGGTCAGGTGGAACGTACAGAAAAGGAAACTACGCCTCAAACGGTTGGACGGGCGATGCTTCGCTTGGTATTGGCATTGAGGCTTCGCGCCATGATGATCAAGACGATGATTTTGAAACAGGCATTAACACCTGTTTAACCAAGGATGGCACTAACACTGCCACTGCTAACCTTCCAATGGGAGGTTTTAAGCACCTAAACATTGCGAACGCTACAGCTCGCAATCACTATGCTGCGGCTGGTCAGGTACAGGACAGTGCGTTTATCTGGTGCGGCACTTCTGCTGGCACTGCAAACGCGCAAACGCTTACTCCTACTCCTGCCATTACTGCCTACGCTGCTGGTCAGGTGTTTCGTTTTATTGCGGGATTTACGCCGACTAGCACATTGACGATTGCGGTTAGTGGTCTTGCCGCAAAAAGTGTTTTGGCTGAACAGGTTGGCGTCGCTCTTGGCAACTTGGCTTTTTATGCCGGAATGATCTGTGACGTTATCTACGACGGCACTTCCTTTGTTTTGCGTAACGGCTTTGGTTCTAACATTCAGTTAGCAACTTTTTCGGCAGACGCTTCAAGTCGTGCACTTCAGTTTTACAAAAGTCGCGGAACGTCATACCCAACAAACACTATTGTTGCAGCAGATGATGCTTTCGGAGTTATTAACTTTTGGGGCGCAAACGGTACTGGCTATGATCGCGCAGCATTTATAGCCGCTTCTGTTGACGGCACTCCTGGTGCTTCCGCTGACATGCCAGCAAGAATAACTTTTGCTACAGCGCCAGATGGTTCTGCAACGGCTGTTGAACGGATGCGCTTGAAGTCAACAGGTCAGCTTCTTATTGGTCAAACGACTGCTGTTGGGACTGAAGAAATTTTAGCTGCTGGTACTGGTACTGGACAGCAAGTTGTATCTGTCAATGGTGGATCTTCTGGCACTAACGGTGGTGGAAACTTAACAATTCGCAACGGCGCTACGGCAATACTAGCTATTGGAGGACGAAGTGCCATCATTGGCGGCGCTTATGATGCAACACCACAGCTTTACTTTAATGCGACACCAAAGGTTCAAGGCATTAGTTCTGGTGTTGGTGATCGGTTTATGAAGTGGTCTACAACTACAAACGCATGGACATACGACACTTCTTCTGCACGGTTCAAAGAAAACATTGCGGATCTGCATTACGGATTAAACACGGTTAAACAGCTTCGTAGCAGAGAGTTTGATTATCTCGGCGAAGATGCGCGGCGGGACATAGGTTTTATTGCTGAAGAAGTTGTAAATGTTGTCCCTGAGATCGTCGGATTAGACCTCGAAGGCAAGCCGGAAGCTGTGATGTACGACCGACTTACGTCGCTGCTGTGCAAAGCCATACAAGAGCTTGCTGCCAAGGTAGAGGCGCTTGAGGCGAAGGTCAAGTAATGCACTTGCGGCTGGTCAGGGTAGCACAACACAACGACGCAACATTGGGCGTTCTATGCCTGGATGGTCGTCCAATGTTTGTTACGCTTGAGGACAAGTGGCGTGACAACGAGCGCAACGTGTCCTGCATACCCAACGGCAGCTACATTGTGGCGTTGCACAAGTCGCCAAAATTCGGCAAGTGCTACCAGGTTGTGAACGTGCCTAACCGTTCTGACATTCTTATTCATGCGGGCAACACGCATGTAGACACGCAAGGCTGCATTTTGCTTGGGATGATGTATGGATCTATGGGAACCGCAAACGCGATTCTGTCGAGCCGTACAGCGGTTACAGCGTTTATGCACGAGATGAATGGCGTAGAGGCAGCAACGCTTGAGGTTGTATGACGGGCGGTGATGTTACAGAGCTTCGGTATTGGCTAGACCTTGGGATCAAAGGCATTATTGGCATAGTGGTCAGCGTAGTTGGAATGGACTATCGGCACGTGAAGAACACTTTGCAGGATTTAGAGCAAAGCAAGTACCAGGTTGCCATGCAGGTAGAGGTTTTGCAGGTTGAGTTGTCTGGCATTAAGCAAAGGTTGGACAAGATAGACGAGAAGCTAGACCGGGCGCTTCGATGAGAAGTTTTTTGTTGTGGCTACTTTTAGTAGGCACAGCAAACGCGCAAGGCGTTAGTTACATAGGCTTTTGCAATCCTACCTGGGATTGCGATGCAACGCTTAAAACATTTCGGAATCGTCCAGCGGTAGTTGGCTGGCTAGAAAACTCTTTTGGAAATAGGTGTGTTTGTGCAGACAGAATCTTGCGTGAGCCGACTCGTGAGAAAATTATTCGGGTTCACTTGGCTAACTCGCCGTGTCTACGAAACAAGCGTTGCGGTAGCCATGATCTCTTTTTCAATCATACGGTCAAAACTGCGAACCAGGAAATAAAGCGACCGCGTTCTCGGCTACGAAAGAAGTTCAATCGGATTGTCACTCGGTTTGCAGAGCGGTTAGCTGCGGCTAGGGGAGCAGTGACTTGCTACGTGTCACCTTGTTTGGAGTGTGATCTTGATGACAAGTCTCGAAAGATTCTGCTTGGCATTGTACGTCAGCGTTTGCCTAGCTGCGTTCCTGTCGATAATCCTTTTGGAGCTGATTGCTTACGAGGCTTCGTGTGTGAAAAGCATGGACCCGATAGACCTAAGCGTGAGCCGTGTATCTATGACTTTGACGGCACTGAGGCTGAATCAGTGATTGACTTGAGGCAGACGGCTCGTGAGACTAGGGCTTGCGACTTGCGGTTTTACTGGTCGCACTGGATGAATTGCAACACAATGGGCGGAGCGTTTGTGCCACCTATGGAGCGTGAGTGCAAGGCAACAGGCAAGATGATGCAGAACGCAGGAGATAAAGCATGGGACCGTTTGTAGGGTCGTTGGTGCGGCACTTGTTGTCGCTTGTAGCTGGTGGCTTGTTTGCCATTGGTGTGGGTGAAGCGGAAGTTGACAAGCTGGCAGAGGCGGTGACGCCTGTTGTGTCGGGCGCTATTCTTTACGGCGTAAGCCAGGTTTGGTCAATTAAGGACAAGAAAAAGAACCTGTTTTAAGGGATGTTGCGATAGCGTTTGTATTTCAAAGAGCTGACAAAACTCGCTGGATGTACTTCATCCACGTTGGTTGTTTCTTTGATAAACGCTAGAATCGCCACGAATTGTTCTTTTTTTTCTTGTTGCAGAAAATGGAGCTTAAACTGCTGTGTTGCTTGTTTGCGTATGTGGTCGGTCATGCCCTGACTGTCATCGTACAAATGATCGCACAAGAACTGGAGATTAAACGGCTGAGAAGCTTTCTCGAATAGGAACCAGCACAGCCGATTAAATTCTGCGATTGCTTTGATGTTGAACACGTTTCTTTGCGCCGCTTTGAGCTGTTCGTAACGGATAACCTGACCGTTGCCTGTGTTAAGGAGCTTGTCGAAGAAGAAGCAGTAATCTTTGAGAGCGCGTTCAATTACTGCGAGCCAAAGCTCGCGTTCAGGGGTTGTGGGAAACTCCCCTTGTTCTTCCATGACAAACTTGGTTGGGGGTTCTGTCACAGTTTACCCGCAATGTAGCGTTCCAATAGCAGTATAGCGTCCTCGGCGCTCCAGCACACAGCGGCATAATTTCCAACACGGTTAAGCTCCTCTATGAGCTGAAGCTGTTCCGGGGACGGCTTATTGGGCTTTACTTTCATTTCAATGTAAAGCCCTCCGTACTTGCCGTTTGGGTATGGCACTGAAATGTCTGGAACGCCCTTCTTTAGTCCTGCGCGTTTTAGGCTCGCTCTGCGTTGGATACTGGCTTTGCCTTCGTTTGGAACGTGCCACGCCAGCGCGTAAGCCGGATGCTGACCGGAGCGCAGCTTGCAATAGTCAAAGAACACGAACATTTCGAGTTCTTCTTTTCCGTGTTGGAATGGTCGTCTAGCCCTCGAAGGGCTGTACCTCTGTCTTTTCACACCACGCAAGCCATAACCTGTTTGGCTGCACTGACTGTATGGTGGAGCTTATGGCGGGGTTATGTTCGTACCAGCCAGCTTCCCACTTGAGCCAGGTGTCAGCGGGTTTATGTCCCACGTCATACCACAACTCTTTTACGTAGCGGATCTCTTTACCGTTAAACTGAATGTGCTTGAGGGTAACCCAGTAGGCTTGTGACTCGGTTGGTTCTTCCCAAAGTTCAAAAGGCTTCCAATCGAGTTTCACTTCTTCTTTTTCTTTTTAGTAACGCCTGTAATTTTGCCAGCGTTTTCGGAAGCGTAGAAAACTTTTTCGCCTTCCTCTTTGCCATAGTATTTTTCCATGGCTTCGCGGATTTTAAGACCTTTCTTGTTTAGTGGCATAAGCGTCCTTCGTTTGTGGCTAGGGTACGCCAAGCGTGTAACCGACTCACGCTAAATTTTCGGCGTATACGCCTGTGCCGGAGAGTGTTTCGACATGCACACGTTTACAGTCGAGAACGGTGCACAGAATGATGTTTGCAAGCTCGCTTGCCGAATCATTGTAGTGCAGGTTTATAAGGGCGCGAAGGTCTGGACGGTCTTGCGGCAGGGGCTCGAAGCCCTCGTGCTGCAAGACCCAAACCGTCACGCGCCACTTCCCGTCATGAACGGTGTGCGTTGTGAAGAAGGTTTTCAAAACGGCACTCCGTCATCTGACGTTTCTGGCTGTGACGATGGCTGCTGGTTATCTTCACAAAAGCTAATGGCTTGTTGCAGTAGCTCAATGAGCAATTTAGCGTCATTAGGGAACAGGGTCTTAGTTTCCTTGTACTCGCCGGACGTCTTGTCCTTGTAGGATTTTCGCCAGGTTATGCTGTAACCCCCGTTACGAGTTTCCCATATTGCTACATCGAGCCCGAAGTTTCTAAAGGCTTTGACTGGCGCTCCCATAAATACTCCCGTGTTGTAATATAGACTCAACAGTGCTATCATGGACAGAAGAAACTTACAAGGGAACAAATGCACACTTTGCCGGAAACCTATATTACGAGCCAGGAGTTGATTGAAATACTGGCAATTTCCAAGAGCACGTTGGAGAACTTATGCAAGCGCGGGATGCCTTTGTTGCGTGTTGGCAAGAGCCGTCGTTTTTTGCTGAGTGATGTGCAGAAATGGCTGAAACGAACGAACGGGAGACGGCAGCGTGTGGCGTAACCAGCAGACTAATTACCCGGAGCTTTACAAGCGGCTTTACGGAGTGTTTCCCGAATACCGACCCATTAGCAAGATGGACGGTCCTGGGTCGTATAAGGCGATTGACGGGGCTGGAAACGTGTATCTAGTGACTATCTCGGTTACGGAGGACGGCAACCAGCGGCGCACGACGGAGCGGCTGTTAGCTGCGGAGGACGTGTTGCGCCAGACGAATCCAAGGTTGTTTAGACCGAAAGAAAACGAAGGCTGGTCCGACCTCTAAAAATGCTTTAGTTTTTGCCTGGTCTACCTTTTTTGGAGGTGTGTAATGGTGCTTGAACTATCGGAAAACGAATCGAAACTTCTCGTTGAGATCCTAACCAAGTTGAACATTAACCCGGCTGCGCCCGAAGCTGCTGCGGTCGTGGCGACGGTACAGAGCCTGTTGTCGAAGATAATCGTTCCGGTTGACGAGACTGACGGCGTACCTGAGTAGTTTCCTAGCTGCTTGTAGGGGCTCTATAAGCCCCGTAG